GAGGCTTTCGAGAAAGAGCTTCGACAGAACTCGAACTACTCGAAGAACCTTCTGGGCGTTTCAGAAGAGATGGTCACCGCTGCTATGGAAGGTTTTGAGCATAGCGATCAACGCACAGCGGGCGTATTTATGTCGAGGTCTGTTGCTCGGGACATGCTTGAATCGGTGACTCGGTACTTGGCTCGTCGTTTGTAATGATCTCGTGCGCGGGATGGAGCGGTCTGGTTTAGCTCGTCAGTCTCATAAACTGAAGGTCGTCGGTTCAAATCCGACTCCCGCCCGGATTTTTTTATTCAGGAGACTTTTATCATGGAACCGAGCGACAAGGAGAGAAAAAAGCGGAAGCCTGCCGAGCGCCCTCCCATCCCTGCCGGTTTCGCTGCTTCTACTGGTCCTGGGATGGAGAAGCGACAAGAGGCCAAGCGTCGGTATGAGAATGGCGAGAGCATTGCGTCCATTTCCCGCGAGATGGAAATTCGTCGCGCGACTATCCACTACTGGATAAAGCATTACGGTTGGATTGCTAACCCAAACGTCGAATTGACTGGTCACCAGACAAAGACGGCAGTGGAGCGAGCCACGGCACGCGCTTACGCTGAAGTCATCGACATGACGACGCGCCAGGCCGTTACAGAGATTCAAGAAAACCATTCAGAAGCGGTCAAGGCACAGGCTGACTTGATTGCTGACTGCCTACTAGAGCATGGCGGGATCGCCCAGAAGATGCTCAAGTGTGCAGGGAAGATGATGGATGACCTCTTGGCAAACCGCCTCATCCCTGGAGAGAAGCAGAGCGTTGCCGACGTATTTAACGCCGTGATCAGCGGCGTCACTCGGGCGGTTGCTTCAAGCCGCGAGATTGCCGGGTTACGCGCAGGCCAGGTCAGCACTGGTAAGGGCTTTGACATTGATCAGGCAATCGTCATTGAGCAACGTCGCTTAGAGACGGTTGAGATCAAGGTAAACGAACGCGGTCGCAAGATCGAAGAAGATGTAGCGTAATAGCAAAACTCACCGATAAAGGGTAGTAATATGACTTGGTTCAGCGTTGTAAACTATACTCCATCAGGGAGTGCTGCTGTTGCGGCCAGTGCCGCTCCTGGTAGCATTCCTGGATTTAACGATCCAAACGGAAATAGCTGGTCAATAAACGCCAATAATACGATTCAGCAGGTCTCGACAAACAATACCCCGTGGGCTCGCAACGGTCTTTTTAATAGTTCTACGGCTGGCAGCTTTATTGTCGATAGCCAGATAAAAACCACGATACTTTGGCAGGGCACTGATACTTTACAGTTACTTGCTCGTGCGAAAACTATTGGTGTAGCAAATACACTTGGCTACATGGTGACGTTTAATGCTGCTGGAACATTTACGTTTAATTACGTAAGTGGAACATCGGTTTACGCTCCTAATGGCACAGTGACCGGAACATTTGGGACCGCGTTAGTGAGCGGTACCACTTACGTCTGTCAGTTTAGCGCTGTCCAAACAAACTCAACGACAACGACGTTGACGGCCACTATGTTCGCCTCAGACGGCGTTACGGTTATCAATACTGCGACGGTCACCGATACAACGTCATGGCTCCAAAACACTAATGGTTACGCAGGGTTGGCGATAAACGGAACCGGCACAATAAGCACCTTCTCGAATATCCAGACGTTTACCGACGTAAACAATGCCTCCTCTACCGGATACACGATAACCCTTCCGAACAGTGGTCAGGCATTATCTCCGTTGAGTGGATCACTTGCTCTCGTTGGAGGTAGTACCCTAACGACGACGCTTGCGGTTACGCTCTCAGACGGTGCAAGCGGTACATTCTCTCCGAATCCCGTGACGATTCCTTCTGGTGGAACTTCAGTAGGATTCACATATACACCGCAGGTCTCCGGTACGCCAACGGTTACGTGGACGTACACCGGCGGTAACGGCGGGATGACGGGGAATGGATCGCAGTCTGAAACGATTGCTACGGCTCCAGCACTTCTCTATATGAACGATGCTTCATGCGTTCTCTCTGGGAACAATTGGGAGCAAGGATCGGCAGGAGTAACGAGTGTTCAATCGTCTTGGGCTGGTGCGTATGCACGGTTTTACGTAACCGGAGCGACGGGGGTAAACATTCTCGTTGATGGAACCCAGACTCTTGGCTCTATCAATTGGCAAATAGACAATGGATCAATCCTGAATACGGTACAGATTCCTTCAGGTGGCAACATATCAGGAATTGCTCTACCAGATACAGGGCCTCACATCTTTACTGTCTATGTTTCAACCTTTCCCGCTGGTGACGCAGGACGATGGGCGAGTACTGGTTACATTGGGTTGAAGGGCATTCAGCTTACTGGCGGAGGCGCTGCTGGTAATCCTTCTGCCGTCGTTACCGGAACAAAGAGAATGTTGCTCTACGGCGATTCTATTTCAGAAGGCATTCGTGCGTTTTCCAATAGTCCAGAAGTTGACGGAAACCAGTACGAGTACTCGTCCTATTTAGGGCAGGCATTGAAGTCTGTCGGGTATGAATATTCAATAAGTGCATGTTCCGGTCAGGGATACACGATTGCTGGTACGAGCAGTGTTCCACCGCTATTTACACCTGGAAACGATTCAAATAGTGCTTGGGATAAGGTTTCGTCTGCAACCTCACGCCTGTCTAGCGGTCAATTCAAGGTTATGCCAACCTTAATCCTTGATATGCACGGTACCAATGACGGCTTACAGAGCGTTGCAAGCGGCACGGTCACTACGGCGGTTCAAGGGTTCTACACCGCCGTTAGGGCGGCGGCTCCATTGGCAACGCTCATCGGAGTAATCCCATTCGGTGGCTACGTGAGGGCCGCGAAGATCGCTGGAATAAATGCTTTTATCGCGGCAAGTGGTGATACGAATACGTTCATTATAGACCTTGCTACCGATAATCGTTTCTCGAATACCACGTTCTCGGGAGACGGTATCCACATGCAAACCACGGCCACTGGAGAGATTGCATCGCTCCTCATCCCTGCGGTTTTCGTCGCTGCTGGAGTTACGTCTTCTTCTGGCGGTAGCGGTAGCGGTAGCGGTAGCGGTGGCGGGAGCGGGAGCACTCCGACTGTTTACCCGGCAACGTATGCCACTACTATCGCACAAGGGACAAATTACTCGGTCGATGTATCGACTAGCGTCCAAACGGGATTCGGTACCGTAAATGTTAGTAAGGGGACCGTCATTACGGACTACAACGTCGCTAAAATGTTGCTTGCTAGCGGTGTAAAACTTTTGCCACATCCATAGGAGTTGAAGATGAACTTTGAAGCAGCCATCATCGAAGTCAGAGCAGCGCATAAGGTTGCTCGTGTCTCGTGGAGTACAGGCCAATACGCCTTCCGAGATCCGAAGAACTCCGCCCTTCCTGGTACTCCTGGTTATCTAAGCCTTCAAACTCCTCAAGGGAATGTTCAAGGCGGTTGGGTTCCATCTCAAGAAGACAAGGACGCTGACGATTGGTATGTTCTCGGTTAATGACTGACCTCATAGGAGTAGATGGTCGCAATTTAACTGAAGAGACGAGTCTGCGAATCCAATCAGCACAAGCGAGAACTCAAGCTGACTATTTCCTTGTTGATTACGGGAACCTTATGAATCAAATTGAGCGAATCAAAGAGATATGCGAGCGTCATCGAGACTCTTTTGATCCTGCAAAGTATCTCGTTAATGAGATAGACGAGGTGTTGTTTTGAGTGCGAAAGTGGTCGTCACCGACTCCCGCCTCGTCATCGCCGACCATGCAGAAAACAAGGCTGTCTGCATAGCGCTTTCGGTAGCGGCGCAAGCCTTTGCTCGTATCCTTGGAGCGCAGGGGTATCTTTCCCGCACGGTTGAGATATTCCAAGGCGACGAGACCAACCCACCCGTCTTCGACGCAGCGATCCTTGGTCACGAGTGCGCTCGTCAGGGAGTGGCGGGGTTCCTGGATACGGTAATGCGATTGGCTAGGGAGTTCCCCGGTGAGATCGAGGTCTCTGACAATCGCCACTTGCCCGTTGCGGTCCACAGGCCTCCGCAAATGGAGCCTCCAGAGGATGAAGTTAACGTGGAATCCTTTGCAGCGATGGTCCCGAGCCCAGGTGGGCTTCGAGACATGAATGGTCGCCAACTGAGGACAGAAGTCTAAAAAAAGAGAGGCCCCTTCCAGGCCTCTCTCCTCGTTCGAGGTTGGATACGGCTGGTTGGACCTTAGTTCTTGTCGTGGTCTCCCTGGTTCTGGTCTTGGTTCTTGTCGGCATTCTTACCTTGGTCGCCATGGTTTTTGCCCTGGTCGCCGTGGTCCGGGGTCTTTTGTGGTTCTGGTGCGCGGACTGGACCATGTGAATGGATCGGTTCTGGGGTGCGAACCGGCTCTGGATGATGAATTGGCTCGAATGTCTTCGTTGGCTCTGGTGCGCGAACCGGACCATGTGAATGAGTCGGTTCTGGTGTTCGGATCGGGTCAACAGGCTTGCGAATCGGGTCGGCTGTGTGGATCGGTGCCGGGAGCGGAAGATGGATCGGCTCCGGTGGCTTCGGTCCTACGGGAGCGTTAGGAAGATGCGATGGCTCCTTCCGAAAATCTGATACGTCAGGTGGAAGTTGCTCATGTCTATTGGCCCCAGGAGCCATCACCGGCAAGGAAACCGGGTGGAACTGTGAAGATCCTTGGTTCATTCCTCCTAGGTTTGGATTGTTGAAGTGGACCGGGTTTTGCTGTGTAGGCGCGTGTTGCTGGCCTGGCGGTTGCGGGTTGAGCGGAGCCGCGTTGGCCGCTAATGTGGTCAATGCGAAGAGAGCGCTCATCGCAAGAATCGAGCGTGGAAGTTGCAAGTATGTGCTCCAAGTAAGCGGGCGCTAGTAAGAGTGTGCGCCGCGCCACGAATAGTATCACAGTTCGATCTCTTTGTGTGAGAATTGTGTGAGAGAGTTTCGACCTATGCTCTGGAGGGCCGAATGCGCCAGGCTCCTAGTCCGAACGACCTAATCCCGATGGTCAACGAGGCCAAGTTGCAAGGCCGCAATCACATACGCTTCTTGGTTGCGCCGAGTAATCGCTTTCTTGACCGATGGCCGAGGATATGGGACGGTGTTCCGGTTCGGGTGGTAGGCCGTCAAATGGAGACGATTGAGCTAGAGAGTGGCGAGCGCGTCTTCGCTACCGAGAAGCTCGTCTGCGAGGCCCATGTCACTACGGTGATGGCGGCAGCAGAGCGTCAGGCGCGACGTGCTCTATGGGAAGCCCAACAACCAATGGCGGTGAATGCTACAAAGCAAAAGCGAGTAGTCGTCGGTCCTCGATAACCTTTAATAAGCAGTTTCCTTATTAAAGGTTAGGACGTAACGTGAAATAGGCCGTTTTCCTCAATGTCCGACCGATCTCTCAGGTGTGGGAGGAATGGGTTATCCGACGAGTGAAGCGGAGTAACGCCGAGGGGCGGACGGGTACACTCTCATCCGCCCCTCGGCTCCAGGCGTAACGCCTGCGCTCTTTGAAAATTGAACTCCGCACGCGAGGCACCGCAAGGTGCCCCAGGTCGAGCAGGCCCTGAGAGATCGCGGCGTGCGGAAGGGGTGTTACACCCCATGAACCGACAAGGACCTCGCGAGAGGTCGCCTAGTAATGGGACAGAGTCGGTCGCGATTTAAGTCCGATGAGATCCGCGCCGGGTACCGGAGGTAAGCAGTCCTTGAGGTCTGCGAGGCTGGTACCAATCGTGGATCACGCCCTCGTTCGCTATCCGCTGTAAGGAACTCGGTTGCGTTTTGACCTGCGGGGATACGATCCGCCATTGCGAGAGCCCGTGTGCGGTCACTGCGAGGCCCATGGATACTATGTCGCTGCTGGATGGCGAATGTCGTGAAGTCTCTGCGCGATCAGGCCCTGTGCGTAGGTCAAGCTACGAGTAGCGTGTCGGAACGCGGCTGGATTGCAATGCTGCGGGGCGCGGTGCGAATGGTATTGCGGGACGAAATGTGTACTGTGAGGCGGGATCTACGACTGCGAGGAGAGCCCGGTGCAACTGCGAGACGATCACCGAATGCTGCGAGCGGCGGGCATAGCGTGCGGGAGCGTGCCGAGCGTACTGCGATCCGATCGGCACGGAGTTGCGAGGGCAAGAAAGGCCACTGCGAGGCGCAATGAAGCACTGTGAGACGGTGATCCACTCAACTGTACTGTGAGGGCGGCATCAAGTCGTTGCAAGGACAATCGCTGCGGGACGAGCGAGACGGTCAAGAAGCTGCTGGTTGCATGACATATTCTGCGAGCGAGTGACCCGTGTGTGCTGCGAGGTGGTCGATAGTGGACGTGGCGAGGGATCAGCGAGGACTGCGAGAGCGGATACTGTGGGCCTGCCGTTAGGATGTTGTGAGGGGTCGAAGTGAGAGCGCTGTAAGGAATTGAGTCAGAGGGTGGTATGGGAGAGGTAAGTACATTTATTGAGTGCGTCTCTGCGGATATAGGGATAGTACAGTGCGAGCAGGCTAGTTGCAACCTCAATGGACATCCGATCATCCTTTTCAACAAGGGCAGCATAAGCGAAATCTCACTTGGTTTTGAGACGATTGAAGCAATTGAAGGCTTCAGCAAAGCTGTGGCTTTCTTTGTTGCTGAGAACTCTATTGACAGGGACATCGACAAGGGGATTTAAAGGAAAACTTCATGCCCGTGCTTTTGGAACATCTTCCCGTACAGGACGAATTTTATCATTGTGAAGATTCGCCAATTGCTTTTATAGGAGGCCTGGCAACTGGTAAGACGATGGTTGCTACGGACAAGATCCTCACATCACTTGCCAAGTATCCAAAAGCACCTCATTACATATTTTCAAATACTTATGACCAATTAAAAAGCGGCACGCTGCATACGTTTTTCGAGCGACTTAATGACGTTTGGCTGCCGAAATATCCGCAATTCCAATATATTGATCGAGTTCGTTACGATAAGACTATAATGTTCCCGAAACTTAATACATTGATACGTGTCAGGTCTGTTGATCAAGACATAAATTGGAAGTCCCTCGAAATAGCGGTATGCTGGTTGGATGAAAGCCAGTTCTGGGGAAAGGAATCTTACGACAAAGTAATTGGTCGTCTACGCGGTACTGCATTGCAACGTCAAGTCTACCCCGATATGAAATTACAGATATTTATTACAGCAAACCCACCGCATTCACATTCACACTGGCTATACGAACAAACTCACGAACCTGATCCAATAAGCAGCAAAATACCAATTAAGTTGTTTACCGCAACGACATACGACAATCCATTTTTGCCTGACAAGTACATTCAGACAATGGAAGAATCGTACGACCCCGACATCGCTCGCGCAGAGTTAATGGGTGAGTTTCTCGACTTAGGTCGCGGGCAGGTATTCCGTCGTTTTAATCGTGAGAAGCATTGCATAGACGACAAGGAAGCAATGAAGCGTGGCCTGCCGCGATTAAGATATGATCCACAACTGCCTCTTTGTTGGTCTCACGATTTTAACCTTGACCCCTTGTGTTCTATTCTTTTCCAGTGGAGACGTATTAACGCTCCTGGTTATCAAAAAGTCGTAATGTTTATACACGACTGCATTCGTATTGAATCGGCGCTGATTAGTGACGCTCCTAAAGAATTGTTGAATCGCAAGGAAGCTACGTCTATAGCAATGCGAAACGAGATCATACTCTACGGTGACGCTGCTGGAAATCAACAATCCAGACAAACTGGCGTGTCAGACTGGGCCGCTTTGCGAGCAGAGATGGCACGACTCGGTTTCAAGGGTACGACTCGAATCAATCCTGGAAACCCACTTCACATAGACAGCTCCGCAGACGCAAACCGTCAACTAGAGGACTCGCAAGGGAACCTCGGGGTTGTCATTGTGAAAAATAAAAACACAATATGGCTTGCGCTTGACCTTGAAAAAATGATGTGGAAGCCCGGAACAACAATTTTCGATATTGCAAAGCCAAAGCCGGGTGAGGTCATTCCGAATAGTAAAAAACTTACTCATCTCGGGGACTGCCTTCGTTACGGAATCAGCTATGAAGCTGCCATTGAGGAGCGATTTCGTTTTAGTATGAATACTTCACGGTAGACGCAGGGTGTGCTATACTTGACGGACTATGATACTGTATTGCCATAGGTGTTCACAAGAGAAAGATGAGTCTTTCTTTTCTAAAAACTCAAGGAACAAGACCGGAAGGCAAACTTACTGTAAGGTATGCACTTCTTCGTATAATAAAGCTTTTTTAAGAAGAAGTATATTCCGAAACTGAAGCCGTTTGACGGTACTAAGCAATGCGGAATTTGCAATGAAACGAAACCTCTTGAAGATTTTCACCTTGATAAAAGTGGCAGATTCGGTCGCGCCAGTGACTGTAAACCTTGTGTTTGCGCTAAGACTCGAAAATGGGTTGTAGACAATAAGGATAAGAAAAGGGTGGCGGATCGCCTGTATTATGTCTCCCACAAAGAAGAGGCTAAAGAGTACAATCACGAGCATTATCGTTTGGATATTGAGAAGTCGCGATCAAATTCTCGTAAGCGTCAAAAGAGAGAGATGCTTGAAAAACCAGAACGCCAAAGAGCACGTAAGCGAAAGTACGCCGATAAGCCAGAATCTATCGAGAAGAAGCGTATTTATAGTTACAATTGGGTGAGGACTCCTGAAGGTAAGGCGAAGTCGGCTATAAACTATGCACTTCGTCGTGCCAGGAAGGCAGGAGTTTTAGGGTCGCATACTAGCGAGGAATGGGAGACTTTAAAGGAATCCCATAAGCACCTTTGTTCTAATTGCAAACAAAAGCGAAAGCTAACTAAGGATCATATCATATCCCAACATCATGGCGGATCAGACTATATCTGGAATATACAGCCGCTCTGCGGGCCGTGTAATAGAAAGAAGTGGTATATGATTACCGCAGGAACTCAACTTGGCATCTTTGATAAGGTGCGTAACATATTCATATCTACATGAAACTGAGGATTGCTGATGGATTTCGTAGCATTCCAATCGGCTATATCCTCGACTCAATCTACGCGTTGGACGCATCGACAGAAGCGGCTCGAAGCACTCAATAGGGCTCTGACCGGGAAGCTCTACTCTCACCTTGGCTCTGGGTTCTCGCAGGAGCGCCACGGAGCCCGCATGGACGGTGAGCGCATCCTTTTGAACGACCGGCGGGCGGCGGTCGAGGACGGGCTTCCTGCTGAAGCAACCCGCGACATGTGCTCCATGCTCTTCGGTGAGGCTCGTAGGCCGAACCTGAAGGCTCGTGACGACGACGCTACTACCGAATGGATCGCGGCTTTCATTCGGGACGCCAGCTACTGGCTTCTGATGATCCGGTCAACGTGGGAGGCGTCGATTGGCTCGACGTGTATCGTGGGTCGCGTGTTGGGCGAATCAGAGGGCGACGCAGAGGGCGGCTTCGTGCCAAAGGGCAAGGGGACGTACCACTTCGAGGTTTGGCCTTCTTACGAATGCAAACCGATATTCCATCGTACTGCACCTGGCGAACTGAAGTCGGTCGAGCGGATTTGGTTCATCGGTGAGGACTTCTTGGCCGCTGACGGCTATGACATTGAAGACCTCAAGGCGATATGGTCTGCTGACAAGGCTGGACGACGCGGCCTCAATCGCGTGAAGTCTAACGCATACTCCATTACCCCATCGAACGACTGGGTGCTTCGCATTGTCCTCGATGCGGATGGTGAGTCCTGGTTTCTTCCGACTCCTCGTTGGATTTATGAACGCGCGGATTGGTCTGAAGACAAGTGGAAGGTTGATCCAGACCGGACATTCTCTCATTCTCTTGGCTTTGTCCCGGCAGTTTGGGAAGTTCCACTTCCCCTGGATAACAAGCTCTATCCTGATGGAATGCCGATCTTTGACGAGAAGTTGATTAACTATCAATTTCGCATTGATCGAACTCTGTCGCAGACAGGACGTGCGTTTGATTATACGGGCGATCCACAGATGGCCCAAATTCTCGACAAGGCCCAAGCGGGCGGTGGAGCGTTTGGAGACTATGACGACGATACGGCAATTGGCGGAACAGCTTCGGATGTCATCACTCAAGCTGGCGGAGATGCTAAGTTTCTCGAAATCAAAGGCGAGGGTCTTAAGATTGCGATTGAAACGTACATCTCGGTTCTAAGCGACAAGGCTCGTGCTACTGGAGCAATGTCGAGGATCGTTCCTGACGTGAAGGCGATGGGAGCGATGAGCAGCGTTGCGATGAAGATGCTCAACCAAGGCCAGATAAGCCTTGCGGACATCCTTCGTATGACCGTTGGAGAGACTGCTGGATTTGCCGTGTTGCGTCTTGGTATGCGGCTCTTTAACGCAGTTGACGTGGCGTTACCGTCCCTTAAAACGAAGGTAAAGCCCAATCCTGATTCGATTCTCGAAGCGAATTGGCCGGACTACTACCAACTTGTCGGGGCAGATAAGCTCGCAGAGGTTCAAGCGGAGACAACGGCTCTTGAAGGTGGCCTAATTAGCCAGGAGACCGCCGTGGACAATGCCTCTGCGTTGTTCGACGTGCTAGAGCCAACAGAAGAACTTGCAAAGATCCAAAAAGAGCAAGAAGACAAACGTCAGACCGAACTCGACACTGTTGATCAGACTGCCGCTATTCAAGCGAAGCATGATCCTAAACCGGCTGGCCCACCAAAGTAGTAAGGGCGTGATGCCCGCAAAGCGCGTGATGCGCGAGGAGATACCTTGTCTACGGATTACACAACCTCGAATCAATGGGTTCCGTCGTTCAATATGTACTTGTTTGACGGGGAAGGCACCGGAGATGGTGCAACTCAAGCTAGTGGCACCGATGGCGATTCTGCCAGCGATGGCGAAACCTCTAGCGAATCAAGCACGACTACTGCGACGGTCGCTAAACCGTCGCCAAAGCGGACGCAGACACGTACTCAAAGCCGAGAAAGCCGAGAGTCTCGCGATGTCGTTAACACCAATGGAAGCTCCAATGGTGTTAGTGGCGTTGAGGAAATTTACGAACTGCGACGCGAGTTAGAAGATTCTCGAACTGCTGCTGAAGCAGCAAAAGAGCGGATCGGAGAACTCAACAAAGAGAACCAGAAGCGACGCAAGGATGCGGAGACGTTGGAAGGCAGACTCAATGTTGCCGACAGACGTGTGATACGTGCTGAAGCCATTGAGGCATTGCAGGCCGAAGGTGTCATCCACAAGAGAATTGTGGACATCTTCTTATCTGACGTTGGAGACAAAGCGAAGATCGACCCAAAAACGGGAGATGCTATCGGGATTCGAGAGAACCTCGCTCAATGGAAAGAAGCGCACAAGGAGTTTTTCAAACAACCTGTGCAAGCTACCGAGACTGAGGTTAAAACGACTGAGACTCATGCGGATGACAAGGGTACTCAGGCGACCGATAAGGGCACTCAAACTGCCGACAAGGGAACCCAGACGACTACCGATACGCAGACCGATGACGCTACGAAAAAGAATGCTACGTCCACCGGAGCGTCAACCGCTGGCGGAGCTTCTGGCTCTAAGGCAACTGGCGGACTTCCTGATCTTCGTACGTTAGATCCGAAGGCGCGGCGGGAAGCGATGGTTGCCTACAAGCAGTCAATGAGATTTGGCGGCGGTAGGTGAGTTGAGGAGTGCGTGCCTAACGACGCGAGAGCTTCAAGTTATCTGTCTCATCGGCAGTGGACTTGCTAACAAGGACATAGCAAGCAAGCTGGTTCTTTCCGAGAAAACCATAAAGAACCACATCTCTTCCGTGTTCGTGAAACTTGAAATGAAGAGTCGTTGTGAAGTGGCGATATACGCGTGGAGACAGGGGCTCATGTCCGACGAGTCGGTAGACAAAATTAACGTCCTTCCGGCTGACTATCATCCGTTGAACTGTGCTCATTGTGCAGAGCCTATCGCGTATGCCAGATCGCACAATTGCGTAAGTTCAACGTAAACTAGATTTCATTCACGCAATCCCGAGATGGGCGCGTGTTTGGTTTGGGTGGTTTCACCCTTTAATTCCATAGCACTCGTGATGAGTTGTTTTGGAGCTACTACGCTTGATTAGTCGCGTGATGCGATGAGGTCGGCGAATTACTCCACTACAAGGATTACGATAATGCAAACTCTTGGTCAATGGGTTCCGACGTTCAACCCTTATCTCTTCAGCACTGACATCGCACAGTTCCCGAGTCAGCTTCAGCCTATGATCCAGCAAGGATACCTTGAGACCGAACTTGAGGACTTCCTTACTGCGACTAATGGATATTTCGAGAGTTCCGACGGGGCTATCTTCAGTCAAAAATACGAGAAGCATCGCGGTACTACGATCACCGAAACGAGACCAGGGCTCAAGGCTCCTGTCGTTACGGTTACTCCTCCTGCAACGGCAGCGGCGGGACCAAGCGACGGTATAACGCCAACTGACTTTGCCATTGAGCAATATACGTTCACACCGTTCGAGATCGAAGACGGGATGGACCTTGACCTCATCGGCACGAACTTCAGTATTGTTGATCGTTTCATGCACCAACTCGTGGTTGCATATCATCAAGGCGTTCAGTCCATCGACTTGCTTGCTCGCGATACGTTCCTTGCAGCGTATGCAACTGGATCGACCATCGCGACCACTGGCTATTCGAATGGAACTGGCGTGGCGGTTGCAGTCGATGACATTCGAGCATTCCAAACCGTCATCACCACTGGCACTGGCGGAACGAACGGCTCTATCGTCGCGACGAACAGCACCAACTCTTTGCCTGTAACCGTCTATCCCGCAGGTTCAACGGTTGGCGCGTGGACGACGAATGTCACTCTTGCCACTCCAGCAGGAACCAACACTTCCAAGTTTGTTCCATACGGTCTCGGCACGTATGGCGCTCAAGGTGCTCCGAACAATTGTCGCGCAAACGGCGTCTCTGGAACGCTAACCATGAACGTCACCACTGCTATCGTTGCAGGGGACGTTATCGTTGCTGGCGATGCTCCGTCACAGATCACAGCGACTGGCGTTTTGCACTTCAGCAAACTCCCGGCTACTGGTTCTAGCCTTCTTTCGACGAACATTCTGGACTGCGTGAACGTCCTTGAAAACAACGCGGTTCCTCATGCGCGTAACAACGATGGCGATTCCGAGGGAACATACATCGCGCACATTGCTCCAAACGTCCTTCGGTCTCTCTACAACGATCCAGACTTCAAGCAAGCGAACCAGACCTTGGGGCAATCGGCCATTTACAAGTCTGGGGAGATCAGTAAGTACCTCGGCGTCACGTTCTTGAAGACAACGAATGCTCCGAGAATCTCGCTTGCTGCATACGGTGGTAGCGGTTATGCGTATGCAACCATCATCACTGGTGATGGCGCACTCGTTGACCGTTGGTACGAAGGCCTCGAAGATTGGGCCGCAAATTCCTACAACCCAGGATACGTCACGATTTCCGGCGGTGTCGCCTTTATTCTGATGCCAGCGTACCAAGACCGCCAGGGTCGCAACATGCACATCGACTGGCTCAGTATCAGAGACATGGTTTGCCCAACTGACGTTACCAGATCCACGGTTATTATGACTGGCAATGGTGCGCGTCGTGCGCGTTCAGTCGTTCTCTGGACCTACGCTTCGTTCTAAAGAAAGCGACTTCCGTTGATAAACCCTAAAGACCATTCTCAGAAGGCCCCGTTTCATTCAGGAGATGAAGTGTTGCCTTCTGAGGATGTGGCGGATTCACAGAGCGATGCGGTTCTTCCTGTTGACCAGCAACAGGAAGAACCGTCTCCCGCTCCTCCGGTCCCTGAAGATCCCAAGCCTCCCGCGCCGCCTCCGTACATCGTCGTTGCAGAACGTCACGAGGTTATGGCTTCGGTTGGTCCGACAACGGTCATCTTCCGGCCCGGTCAACACCTCGCATCTCCTCACCTCATAGAGCTTGCACGTATCAATAACATCGCTACCAGAGAAGCCTAACGATATGGAGCGCGTGCTATGACCCAATGGATCATTCCATACACGCTTCAAATGGAGATCGTGCGCGTTCTTGGCTTCCCTGATACGCTGTCAAGCGCATCGCTCCAATCGGGATACCCCTTCTACAACTCTGAGCTTGCGGTCTATCAACCGTATGCCATGTTGCAGAACAAGTTAGCGTATCTCGCCAACGCTCCAACGGAAGCAGTGCGGATCTTCGGAGCCGAGCACCCTGCTTTTCCTACGTTCTACGTCGTGGCGTCTTGGAGTCTGAACGTCACGACGCCTATAAGCATCGCTGCCAACGCCATGGTGAGCGTGAGCGTCAACGGTGGCTCGTCGAGCACGATCACGACAAGCGGATCAGAGACCCCCACCACTCTCGGAACCAAGATCGCCGCGTCTCTGGGCCTCTCGAACATGCTTCTTCCGTCCGCGTTCAATGGTAGCGTCGTTGCGTATGCGTCGGTTCCTGGCAAGGCTGGCAACGGCATAACCATCATGGTCGGCTCGAACGATCCCTCGATCCTGCTCAACGGGGCTCAAATGAGCGTCGGGGCTACGAGCATGGGCTCAGACCCGCCCGGTGAGTACCTCATGGACGATACACTGACCCAACCGATATGGGGTTACCTGCCGATCATCCGAGCGCTACAAAGTGACATCCTGGCCGCGCGACAGGATCTTTTGGCCTCTAAGGCGGATGTTGTGACTTTCCGCTCAACGGAAGTCCCCGAGCGAGCAGCGTTGTGCAACGTCATGCGTCGCAAGCTCGCAGACGCGTTGAGCGTCCCTCTTGACCCTGACATTGCGGGAAACCGCAGGAACCGAGGCTATGGTCGATCCCGAGTCATCTAAAGAACCCTCTGAGAAGGCTTGGATCAATGCCATTGCTGATGACGTTTCAGAATATGAATCAACCGAAGGGATAATCCTCCGTGATTGCGGCATGCGTCGGTACTATAGCCTCAACGGTTGGGTTTATCTCGACGCCGCGAGAGAAGAGCAGAAAAAGCTCGATGCGAAGAAGCCTGAAAATAACCCCACCCTGTATGAGTATCGGTGCTTCCACGGTGTTGGGTATGAGCAATGGTCCCCACGCGGAGAAGAGCCCATCGAGGTTCGCACCATTGTCGATGGTCATGTGTGCGTTTTCAATCGCGTTGGATGGAGATTGACAGATCCGTATGAGATACCGAAAGCTGCCTCTCGTCATTGAGGCCGTTCAGTGGGACGGTAATCCTGATACCGTCCTGCCTCTCATGCAAGACAAAAACGCAAGGCGCGGAAGCCTTTACCTCGACAGTAACAACCGCATTCAAATCGCAACGCTCGAAGGCTTTCTGTGGTGTCCTATTGGTCATTGGATCGTAAAAGGAATCAAGGGCGAACTATACCCAATCGCTGACGACGTTTTCAAGGCAACGTATGAGCCAGAAGACGATTCGCCCGTTGGCGATCAAATAGACATAAGCAATTAGTCTTCGCTTTTAGACTCATCCGGCAGTCGTTCGCACGACCGTTTATCAAAGCTCATCGACTTTTCTTCTGGCTTTAATCGGGGAAATCATGGCTGTAAAAGAGTCCTCCTTCAGCTTGGGTAGCATCATCCAAGTTGCGGTAATCGACCTAACTGGGCTTCTTCCTCACGGAGCAACAGAGAGGCCTCTTTACGGAATAGCGCAGAGCGACGGATCGGTTGCTCTCCAAGTTGCCATCGTCTCAGGCGGCTCTGGTGGTGGCGGCGGTGGCCCGGTGGCCCCTACTAACGCTGGCACTTCCGCAACCACCGCAAACCCGATCCAGGGCGTAACTGGCGGTGTCCCGGTCAACGTCGCGATCACTTCCGGCGGCGGAGCGAGCAACACGGTTGCCGCCACCGCTGCTGGCACTTCTGCAACGACTGCGAACCCGATCCAAGGCGTTACGGGTGGTGTTCCGGTTCCCGTCTCTATATCGGGTGGGTCATTTAATACCGTAGCCGCGACAGCTGCTGGCACCACGGCCACGACCGCAAACCCGATTCAAGGTGTTACTGGCGGTGTTCCGGTTCCTGTTTCTATATCGGGCGGGTCATTCAATACCGTAGCCGCAACGGCGGCTGGAACTACGGCCACGACTGCAAACCCTATCCAAGGTGTTACCGGCGGCGTTCCGGTTCCTGTCAGTGGTGTTTTTTGGCAGACGACGCAGCCGATCTCGATTGCCACAATGCCTGCCCTTGTTACGTCAACGGCAGCAATTGGGCAAATCGGAGGCAAAACAGCAACGGTGGACGTTGCTTTAACTGTCACCGCAGCGGCGTATGCCACGGGCCAAATAGTCGGAGGACTGATCACCTTTTCTAATGCGCTCCTTACCGCAGGAACAGGGATTCTTCAGTCCATCGTAATTAAGTGTAAGAGTATTCAGACGACCGGATTCAAGCTATATCTTTTCAAATCCAATCCAACGAATAGCACTTGGACTGATAAGACGACTCCCGCTATCAATGTAGCGGACATTCCTTTCCTTACGGCTGTCCGTACTCTTGCGAGCCCAGACTCTAGCCTTGGGACGCATACGCTGTACGTGGATGACGGAATCGGGAAGGTCTTAACTCCTGGCAGTACCACGATGTATGGAATCCTTTTCGCAACAGGAGCCCCAACATTCGCTAGCACTTCGGACGTAACTGTATCAATCGGAATTTTACAGGATTAGTCTTATGTCATATATCGGGGTTCGACGTGCGGCTCGATCACGACTATGGACTCCTCGTGATTTAGGAACGACGTTAGCTGCTTGGTTTGATTCTAGAGACACAAGTTCGATTACGACGGCAAGCAGTGGGACGAAAATATCAGCGTGGAGAGACAAGAGTGGAAGAGGGAACAATCTTTCTCAAGGAACTTCTGGAAATCAACCTCTCAACCTGAATCCTCCAGCGGTACAGTCTAATTCTGGTCAGCTTATCGGTGCTAGCTCAAATCCGAATCTGCCAATAGGCACGGCGGATCGGAGCATCATCTTCGTGTCATCGACATATAGTGGAAGAAGCACTAGACAGATAGTTGCGTTTTGGGGTGCAACGTCTAGTGGAAGCGGATTCGGATACAGTTTCAACACGACGAGCGGTAGCACTCTTAATTACTCCGGCTACAATGGAGCAACGTACTACGGTCCTTCGACTGCATCGTATCCTGTCGTAACCAATACTACTCAACTTACTTCTATGGCAGCGTCCGGTCAGAACGTAATCTTCAATGGAAATGGGACTCAAGTTTTTTCTGGTGCAATGACGTATAACACTACGTCTGGGACACTGTATGTATTTAATCTTGCTGGAGACGCCAACGGGTTTCAGGGCCTTCTCTACGAGTTAATTATACTATCAACCGCTTCTCCCAACATCGTATCAAGAGTAGAGGGTCACCTCGCATGGAAGTGGGGTATCCAGAATCTTCTTTCATCAACTCACCAATACGCATTTGCTCCTCCAAGGTGGTCAGCATGAGATTTCCCTGGAGTCCGCAGCCATCGAACAACACCGCTTCTCAATTCACTCAGTTACTTTCGGAGATGAAGACAATGGCAGAGAATCAAGCAGACCTAGACACTGAGATCACCGTACTCCAAAGCCAGGATGCAACTCTGCAAACTGCGTTACAGGCAATTTCGGCAAATATCCTAGGACAGATTGCAAACCTACAACAGAAGCTCGCTACCGGACAAGACTTTACTCCAGAGATTGCAAGCCTTACCAATGTCGCAACTGACCTCGGGAACATGGATACAAGCGCTCAAGCCCTTCAGGCCCAGGCAGATGCCGCTGCGAATCCGGTCATTGCGAATCCGATTGCTGGATCAGTTCCTCAACCCGTGGCCTCCGCTTCTGGAACCGACGCTACTGGAGCCCCTGCTCCCGGCTCAAGCATTCCCGACGATTCCGCTACTGCTGAGCCCGTTGCCGTAACGCCAGGTGCCGCTCCAGAGACCACACCTGGGATGCCCATTGCTCCTGGATCGGGAGCAACTATCGGAGACCAAACCGCCAACATGGTTACCCCTCCTTCAGCCGTTACTCAATAACAGAGCGTTACTATGGGCCGCTTAACATCCACGTTCCTGGCGGTCGTCGCGATGATCGCTCTTGCGTTACCTGCTACGGCTCAAGGTTGGCACCGCCATCGCTCACAGCCAACGTCTGCCCCCGTAGCAGTATCGACTGCAACGCCGATACCACCGCCAGTCGTTGCGCTCCCCGCAGGAGCTTCGCTCATCAGCAAGTTCCAAGCTCCGAATGCGTATCCAAACCTGAGTTGGGTGCCCTATGCTATCAATTCAGTTTGGAATACGCCAATCGGATCGAACTTTCAACCAGACCCGAACTCCTCAACGTACCAGAGATTCTATACTGCCGCGTCGCCAGGGTTCAAGTTCTCAGCCTCCTTTGGATACTCAAACCAGACAAACCAGTACCAACACCCCATATACTTTGGTCGGGCGGGTGATCCAGAGTATTCCGTTCATTGTCTCGCATCATGGTCCAGTTGCGACTTTGGAAGTAAGACCTTTCGGATTCCATCGTATGCAATTCCAGCAGGTGGCACAGACGCACATCTCACCTCGATTGACACGACCAATAATACCGAATTAGATTGCTGGAGCACGAGTCCCTTGAGCGGAATCGGCGGTACGCTCACCGCTCAGGCCTGCGGTTACGGCCCCGTTACCGGCTCCGGCCTCGTCTTCGGACAGACCGGAGCCGGGTTTGCTCAGTGGGCAGGCGTTGTCCGCGATGCGGAATGGGTGGGGAATAAAGTCTCGCATGCCTTATTTTTGGTTGCGCCATGCACTAACAATAATGCGACAGTTTATCCAAGCGTGTACCGAAGCAGTACAGACACTCAATGCGTTGGTAATCAAGGTGCGCCGTATGGCGAACGGTTTCGGCTCAATATGAGCCACAGCCAGATACTGGCCCTCGGAGTTCCTGCCACACATCTTCCTGTCTTATTCGCTCTCGCGGATTGGGGCGCGTACATTGCAGACACAAGTGGTAACTGGGGTTTTTCATTTCAAACAGAAGCAGATTCAACGTACACAGCCGCGAAATACTCCAATCCGTTGTGCCCAACAAACGGTGCTCCTTGCACACCTTTAACCGCGTATGAGAACTCGATTGGAAACCCAGATTGGGATGGCAGTCGATACACGGTTGACATTTCACATGACCTTGATTGGGGAGTTTACGGCCAATGGTTAATGGCACCAGCACAGTGATTCACCGACCATTGATGATCCACCATCCAGCCGGAGCATACGCTTATCACTGCAATGAGTCGATGTTCTTCGTTGGTGGCATTGCAATTGGTTTGCTTATCGGCCTCGTCATTGCATGGATTATGGTAAGAGACGTGCGTCGTCGGAGTGTCGTAATCAAGCCGCTATAGGAGCCGTCGATGCACTTCGTTGCTGTCGAGCCCTTCTCGTATGGAGGTACACAATACAACGTCGGGGATACGCTCCGCGACGTTGTATTTGCGGCCCTTAAAGCGGATATCAACTTCACGTATTATTCGTTCTTTGTCGTCCCTGTCAGTGACAGTACGGCCCCGCCTGCGTATGAAACGTATGATGAGGATTTGGATATGCCACTAGTTACGGGATACTATTCAGTCCCCGCAGGCGCAAATACAAGCGGATCGTTCTCTACGAGTCCGGTGCGTATCGTGGCAATTACGAATACCGATTCTCTTCCACAGGGCGCAATTCTGAATCTCTACGATACGGGATTCGTTGCAAACATCTCAACGGCGCATCGGATCTTCTCTTTGCAGCTTGGGGGAGGTCAATCAATTCCGAGGCAGGTTCTTACGTCTGTTGGTCTCTGTTGGTCGATTACAAGTGGCGTCGATGGCGGAGCAGCGATCAACTCAACGGGTGGTATTGACATTGATTACGCGGCTGTTTAGACCCTTACTCCCGTTCATCGTCTTCCTGGCGATCCTTCCTGTCCGGGCGGCGTTGGCCCAGTCTGTTGGTACTGGCGGGGCTCCTGGACTGCTCTATGGGCAATATGATACCACTCCGCCAACGCTTACCAACGGACAAATCTCTCCGTTCCAGGTTGATTCGTTAGGCCGCTTAGTCGTCTCACCGTTTTCTCTTATCTTCGGATCTCCGCTCCAGACGTATTCCGCATCTGGAGTCGGGTCAGACACTGCCTTCCCTTCGACGGTCTTGGCGGTCGGGACGACGTTGGGCACATTGCCGACAGGGGCGAGCGGTGTCGTCATTCACCTTCCGCCTGGCGCGGGGGTCTCTTTTTACGTGGCGACCACGGTAGCGGCGAACTCGACGGCGGCGGCTCTCGTTTCTCTCACGCGGAACAATCCATCTTCGTCCGTTGACAACCTTGATGTCAATATCCCGTTGAACGGTCAGAATATCTGGGTGACGAACTACACCTCTGGCACGGCAACGACGTATATCTCAGGGAAACCTGTCTTTCGATTTATGTAGGGCTACATGAAAAATGTTTTCTTTTTCTGTGTAGTTCTTTTCTTCGTGCTTGGGTCTCCTTTAGAGAAAAGAGAGCAGGCGCTTGCGATAACGACAAGCTCGACGACCTGCATTTATAAATACAATGCGGCCAACGGGAATCCGTATGGGTACCCTTGTCCGGTTCCCACGTTTGCTCCGATTGTCAATGGGATGACGGGAGTCGGCGCGTACAACCTTACGGAGTCGGTCGGAATCAACATCCATCTCAACTATGGAAATTATGCCAACTATCCGTATATCCAGGCTGTACTCGTTGCTGCTCGCATCCATCACGTTAGAGATGGGATGCAACCATTTGAGACTGCCGTCTGGGAAACGAATGAGTACAACTCTCTAGGAGCCGCTGGGATCAAAGCCGACCTTATTGTCAATCACAATGAGCCTATCGGAGAAGTAATCGAAGATATGCTCCTTATAAATCCCGGTGTTGTCGAGGCAATTGAGAATAGCAACGAGCTTGACATTTGCTGTAACCTTGCAAATTGGGCTTCGCTCGACAGGTGGCAGCAATCGAATATCGTGTGGCCCGTACGAAATATTGTCTTCCCGATAGCGCTCACGTATGGCCCCGCGACCGGCAACAGTTCGTATGCGTCGATTGGCGACCTCTCTTCGTATGAGGACTTCGGAAACGTCCACGATTATGAGGGCGGGTTCCCGCCTGAGAACACGGGGTTCGGTGGGCCGTCGTATTGCGGATTCATTTACGGCCAACTCATCACCGATATTTGCAATGCTCAACAGGCAAGCAAAACGAGACCGATCATTGCAACCGAGTTCGGGTATGAGATCAACCCGTACCAGCAAAACGGGTCCATTGAGGCGGTGCAGGGCACATTCATTCTGCGCCAGATCCTCTATCACCAGATCCTAGGCGTTCCAAAGTCCTACATCTATGAGCTAGACGACTCGAATGGTCAGACGTATGGGCTCTTGCGGAGTGACGGTTCACAACGTCCCTCGTATGCTCAGATCGCCGGGTTCCAGAACATCCTGGCCGACACGGCTCCGATCTCAAACTGCGTCGTTCCGGTGACGGTGAATACGAGCGGTGTGATGGCGTTGGGCGTCTGTAAGACCACCGGGGAGTACGACCTCATCCTCTGGCAACCGGCGGTCTCCTACAACACGAACACGCTCATTCAGAATACGTTCGGCCCGATATCGACTCCCGTCACTCTCAACGCTGGATTCTCTCCGAGTTCCGTAACGCAGTGGAGCTTTGCAAACGGTTCGTGGTCGAACGCTCCAGCGTCAACGAGCGGCATACCCGTGACCGATGTTCCAACGATCATCTCTATGAATGGGCCACCTTCCCCAACGCCAATGCCCGCTTTGCCCACTGCGCCACCGACCCCCGTCCCAACGCCGACCCCCGTCTATGTTCCTACTCCTACTCCGGCTCCGACTTTGACGCCAACTTCGGTCTCCTTGGCTCAGACTGCAACGGCTCAAATCCCGAGCAACACGGTTCAGACGTGGCAACAGTTCCCCTCGGTCGTTCCCTACGGGGATCTCGTCGTCTCCTACTTCGCCTTGAGTCAGTACTCCGCGACGCGGAGGGTTATCCTTGCGCCAGGTGGATTTTCGGTTATTGATCCGCTTGAGGTCTATCCCGCTTCTCCACCTGTCAATTCAAACGAGATTGGCCTTGCGACCTGGCAGGGATACGTCACCAATCAAGCAGGTATCGGACCATCCATTGAATGGATTGCAAGCGGCGGCGATACCGGAGCGTGGGGGTCGTACGACTTCAATGGAGTGGACAGTTCAAATCCAATTGCCACCTTCGCTGCGAGCGAGAACTTCTTCAAGTCCTCAACGTGCCCAACCGTGACCGTACCAAGGCCCGGTTCGATGGTAATATGTGGAATTGCAACGAAGCAGGGCACGTCATCGAATAACGGCATTGCCGTTCCTTCAGGGTTTGGCTCGTCTTGGATTATGGACGCTCATAGCGTCGGGTTGTTCAACTCCTTCTATGGCTTCCACTTGGCGGCGAATACGACGACGGTCAATCAAATTATTCCGGCGTTCTCCGTGATGTTATCAAATACCAACTACGCCCCCTGGGTGGCAGAGACAATTGTCATTCAACCGCCACTATGAAGGGGGAATGATGAAAAAGCTCAAAGTAATCGTCTGCTTTTTCATTATGTTGCTCGGACTTGTTGGGTTTCGCGAGCAAGCAACTGCTTCATATCTCCCGAGTACGGAGATATGCTGGTGGGCTCTGAACAGTTTCTTTGCCCCGTATTTTTGCCCTCCGATATCTACCAACCCTACCACAGTCATCGGTGGAACTGCCGGTCTCTGGGCCTATGCTTTCGAGGATCAAATTGGATTCAATGTGCATACGTCATATACAGAGTACAGCAACGCCCCTCAACTGCTAGCGAATCTCCAGTACTTAAACATCCACCATGTCCGAGACGGAATGAGCATCATCCCCGGAAGCGCACCTGTCATCAGCGCGATGAACCTACTCGGCGCGAACGGTATTAAGTTCGACTTGCTTACAACGAACCTCATCTCGTCTGGGACGATAGGTAGCGATCTTTCCAACCTCAATCCTGGGGATGTCGATGCAATCGAGGGACCAAACGAAGCGGACCTCACGGGCAATGGTGCTTGGGCACCAAACGACGCCACGACCGCTCAAACGATCTACGCATACATTCAGTCGAACAATTCGGCCTTGCTTGCTATCGGGCCATCTATTGGCGGAACAGCGACGTACGCGAATATCGGAGACCTCTCCCCGTATATCAACTACGGAAACACGCACGATTACGAGGCGGGCTTCTTCCCAGAGAATGCGGGTTGGGGATCTCAGGGATATTGCAGTCAGGTCTATGCGGATGTAGCGTACAATCTTTGCAATGCAAAGCAAGCGTCCGTGTCAAGACCTGTCGCGGCGACAGAGTTCGGATACCAAGTATCATCGACTACGATAAACGACGTTGATTCAGGGGCTCAAGGATCGTACATTCTCCGTCAGATATTCGAACATCAGTCTCAGGGCATCACGAAGTCATACATATATTCACTCTACGATTCCGGTGGTCAGACGTATGGCATTTTCTCCAACGACGATACTCCGAGACCTGCTGCGTATCAAATAGCCGGGTTTATGAACATCCTCAAAGACACGACGCCAATCGGCTCGAATTGCACGGTTCCGGCGGCGGTGGCAACGTCTGGGATTTCCTCCTTCGGAGTCTGCATGAGCAATGGTCAGTATGCGTTGGTGGTGTGGCAACCCGTGGTCGGATGGGATACGAATGCTAAGGCGTACGACATCGTGACGCCTATCATCGCTCGCATCACGTACAGTCTTGGCTTCGGCCCTTCGACGGTTACGGAATGGACCTACCCGTTCGAGAGCCAGTGGGTAAACTCCGGCCCCATTTCTCCGAATGCTGTCACAGTAACGGATGCTCCAAGCATCGTAATGTTCAATGGTCCTGCGTATCCAGCACCACTTCCGACACTTCCCCCTCCTTCGTAACTGTGACGCCTGAAGAATATCGTTCAGCAATCCTGGCCTGGGAAGACCGCATCAATGAGAAGCTCGAAAAGGACAAGAGTGCCCTTCTCGCCTCTCTCCAAGCAAAGAATCAAACGTATGTAAGGATTCCTAGTCTCGTTTGCTATACGGCGGCGTATCAGCGTCTCGTTGACGAGGCACAAGCTCGCATGGCCGAAGAGGCTGAGATTATTGAAACGCACTTCTACGATGAATTAGAGGACGGTGACGTATGTACTTAACTGCAAACTTGCATTCGCTTATTTGGATAATCATTGTCCTTGCGCTCATTGGTTGCTTTCTTGGATATAGCCCTTACGGCTCTAACTGGCCGCGATACGCTCCTAACGGCCTCGGCGGTCTTGTCGTGCTCCTCATCATACTGTTTTTTCTCCATGTGATTTAGCATGACGCGGATAGCAACCCTCAACCGAATTGTCCAGAGGTACGGTCGAGGAACCGCCGCTCGCATCATTGGTCAGAGCTACTCCGTATACCGCATGAATCCCAACACGTCCGGATCGGTCATCTCTCCGAACTCGCTTGTGTATCCGACCTTCTCTATGTACTTCAAGAACCATCAGCGAGCATCAAAGGTGCATGTCGAGAACACGGTCTTTGACCTGATGATATTTGAGGGTATGTGTGACGGAACGAAGCTGCAAGTCGGGGATTTCCTGGTTGAGAACGGGTATGAATCCGATGCGGGGATATACTGCGTTGGTCAGTTAAGACCGATGTCTCAGAACATCCTTGTTCGCGTAGAGAGCCCCTCAACGCTTGAGAAGCCACATCCAGACGCGGGAGCTTCGGAAGACCAGCCTACGAGTGGCTTTGTCTACGTTCAAGGAAAGTACGGTGGCGTTCGTCCTGCTGGTCGGTTTGAGTTGACGCTACAGGGTGGCCTCTACTCGATGCAAGCTCAAGGAGAAGGGATATTAGCCTCTGTACCGATTGGCTTGCAACCGATTAACCGTGTCAGCGATAGCCATAAGCCACCAATCCCAATGACCTTTCCAAGGACGAAATTCCTCTGCTACATACCTCCATTGCCAGGATACATTATTAACGAACTAGATGTCGTTAAAATGTCTCAAGCTGACAGTTACCAAGTTTCTATGATGTACAGTAGTGCAGATTGCGGATTGCAAGGCTTCATCTGTACGTTAGAGAAAATCAACGCATAATCACTTTCTAAGGAGTTATCAGCCATGTCAAGTTCCACCGTCTCTCACCACCAAGCCGCTCAGAACCACGTCAACGGTGCTCTTCATCCGTCTCCGGCTGTCTTGCAGTCGGCGGTATCAAGCGTTTCCCAAAGTCCTGACGCTCCAGCCGTATGGGTCTCTGCTACTGCTGCTGGTCCGAGTGTAAAGACCGTTCAGCAAAGTATCATAGGACCGCCAACGTCGAGCCATATCGCATGGGCCAACGTGGCCCTTACGAAGCCCTCTCATAAGGTCGAGCTTGCCTACAAGTTCAAGAGTGGCTCTCCGATTGAGACTCTCGTCCAAAACTTCGCTTTCCAGGCTGGCTACGACGGTACGATTTCCGTGCCGTTCGCTTTGCCTTTCTGGAACACCAATTCGATTCTTGGTGCAGCGGAACTCTCAGTCCGCGTTGATGGAGTCCAGGCCGGTACCTGGGCCTTTGACGTAATCGCCTAAGAAGTAGGAACCTGCTATGCGCGTTGTACTTGCTGACGACTCACTGAAGATTCGACAAGTACTTCGCGCAATGCTTATCAATCTAAAACATGAGATTGTCGCAGAAGCTGTCAATGGAACGGAAGCCATTGCCTTCTGCGAGCAATTCCATCCAGATATTGCTATTCTTGATATTTCAATGGGAGCGATTGGCGGTGACATTGCTGCTGATCGGATTCGTGAAGCTCATACTGCCCTTTACATCCTCCTCTTTACCTCACGCGCGTCGATAAAGGAGGCGTTCGAGGCTAAGGGGTTTGCGGTGCTCATTAAGCCAGTAATGCAGGGCGATATGCGAAAGAAAATCGCCGCGCTGACGGGTGGGCTCACCCTGGGGGACGCTAATGGGACGGATCGAGCAGGTCCTTGACGTTCTCGGCCTTGCGTGTACGGCGGCGATTAACAGTGCGGGGATCACGGTTCCCGGTCAAGGCTATCAAGGATTTCCGACCGGACCAGAACTGACTACAATCCTTTCGCAGAACCAGTATGCAGTCTCGTTCTTCCCGCTACCCGGTGGTCGGAGGCTCCCTCCTCGCGGGAAGGACCGCATTACTCAAACGGTGCTGATCCCTCCTACGGTAACGTCTAGCGTCGCGATGGTGCTGATGCCCGATGGTCTCGCAACGCAAATTACCTTCTCTGGCACTCCTGGCCTCTATAACTTTTACGTTATCTTCTCTCACCCGACGCGGGGCGTTCAATCCGCTGGCTACCAGTCGCTTGGATACGATACGCTCGTCACGATTGCTTCGCAACTCGCCTCTGCCTTGAGGGGCTACCCAGACCCCTCAGTGGTGGTCTATGAGAGTGGTCCTACGGTCATTATCTATGGATTGACCAACGTGCATTGCAACATCGGCACCATTGGCACGATGACGCAGTTTCAGTCCCGGTTTGAGCAGCGCATTCAAGTCTCTGTCTGGACCCCTTCAGCGTACCAGAATACCGGAGTTCCCTTAGTCGATACTCCCGTGAGTCTCCGCGCATCGGTGGTCGATGCAATCATAAACAACGTCGGAACCGATATGGACATGTGGTACGCGCTGCCAGATACCTCGTCGGTACGTTTGCGTCTGTTTGCTCTGCCAACTCCGAAGGACGAGTCTCAGTCTGATTACAATGTCTACGAAGCGCACATGATCTTCCTTGCAGAGTACGTCTTGCAATCGGTTATCTCGGGAACGCAGGTCGGTGTTATCGACGAGACCACCAGTATCGACTCCCTTTCACCTATCGTAACGGTCGGAGGTTGACCAGTGTATCGAGTTATCAGGAATTTCACTCTAGGAGATACCGCTTACAATATCGGTGATCTCGTAGCAGAGTCCGACAACCAAGCAATTCAGGATGATCCGTTCTTCCAGCGATTCGTTGTGCGAATCGCTCCAGCGTCGTTCCCACATCCATGATGCGCTTTCTCTTCGCAACGATCATCCTGAGCAGCATGGCCCTTCTGGCTGGCTGTAACGCTAGTGCTAGCGGGCCTTCTCCAATCGGATATGTGAGCCCCTCTGGAGGGCATGGCGTTACGCCATTGCCTGGCAATTGGACGCTAACCCCAACCCCGTGTCCTACTGTAATCGCAACGCAAAGCCCAGAACCCACCCCAACGCTACTGCCAACGGTAGCACCATCACCTACAGCCACCGACTGCCAGTGCAGTTCCTCTCCGTCACCGTCTCCTGTTCAAACTTCATCTCCGTACCCCGTCTGGACTCGCTAACCCCTAGAGCGCCACGCTTTCTCTAGGTCGCATCATGCGGCCTTTTTTTATTGAGAGGCCATTATGAGCGTCCCGTTTCTTTATGATGGTGTAGTCACAAATGTGATCGCGCCTCAACCGACCGTGCCTGTTGGTAATCCGAACCTTCCAAGTGTTCTCATCGGAACCGGATCGTGGGGGCAACCGAACGTCGGCATTCCGTTCACAGCGACGAGCGACCTATACGATGGGGTCGGGGCGATTCAGCAAGTGGCAAGCGATCTTGCGACCCATTGTACGCAATACATCCTTGCGTGTGCAGCTATGGGTACGCAAGGCAATGGATACGCTATTCGTGTTACCGATGGCACGGACTTTGTCGCAACGGTTACCGTAACTGACACGACGACTCCCACTCCAGGATTGGTCCTCGTTCTTACTGCTCGATGCACCGGGACGCGTGGAAATTCTGGGACCGCGACGGTTACGAAAAACGCGCAGTGGACGACCGCGAAACCAATTTACGACATTACCTTGACTATCTCCGGGGCGTCTCCTGAAGTATTCCAAGGTGTGATTGCGAACACCGGTACGGCCTACACCGCTGCAATCTTTGTTGCCAACGCAGTGAGTGCGATCAATTATGGTTTGAATTTAAGTCGAGGCCCGTCGAAGTATTGGGTGGCGTCGGCACCTCCCACGCAGAGCGCGGTTGTCCCGCTTTTGTCAACCGCGTTCCCTTCGTCCGGTACGGGAACGAACGGTTCCGCCTCTCTTACCTCCGCGAACTACGTCGGTATTCCTGGGCTCTCTGCCACCGGCATGTATGCTGCTGGCAACCTCAACTGTGGTCAGTTTGTTCTCTGCGGATGCGTTGACCAGACCATCGCTGCAACGATGGCTTCGTTTGCGACGACCAACAATTGCATTGCGGTCGGTCCATCGTTTCCAGAAAATACGTCAACTGCAACGGCAATCACCTCGAAGCAAACGAACAACTTCAACGCTATCTCTTCGGTCGCTATCCTTGACTTCGTGCAATGGTACGATCCAACTCTCGGGCAATTGAGGTCTCTCTCTCCAGAGTCCAACGTCCTCGGGGTCATCGGGTCAACGAGTCCAGAGCAGAACCCTGGAAACAATC